ATATTGTAGCCGTAATCCACGCCGCTTTCGTTGTTGTTGATAACAAGCCCGTCTGATTCGACATGCAGGAAATTTGATGCCGTTTTTGATGCATTGGAAAGGTCTTCACTTCCGAGCGTGATGGAAGACGCCTTAATATTTACCTGTCCCAGTCCATTGCTGATATGGAAATGGATATAATCATTTGAGTCACCGACACCAAAATTACCATCTTTATCCAGGTAAAATCCCGCAGTAGAACTATTGTAGGTGAGATGCCCCGTGGAATAGATAGCAGTTGCCCCAACAATAATATCGCTGATCGTACCAGTGCCGTCCACACCAAGCGAAAAACCACTGCCCATGGAAAGACCGGATGTATCAAAGGACATCGTGTTGCTTCCGCTTGTATAGCTGAATCCTGTCGAAGTAACCGGCAGAGCGCCAACTGTGCTTCCGTTGAGCACAGACCCTGTATACCCTGCTGTCGCTGTCCCCAGAAGACCACCTGAGCTAGTGACTGACATTCCAGTGTCTGGCAAGCCGAGGTATGTTCCCGCCTGAATTGTACCCTTCACATCGATATCAGTAGCAGTCAGTTTTCCTGCAGACGTGACGGAGAAAGTACCATTCCCGTTGTTGATCTCTATCGCAGTCAGCGTGCCGGTTTTTATGGCACTTGCATTTACGTACAAATTGCCGTTGTCCAGATATATGCCCTGATTCGCCTGATTGTTTGTCAGGCGGTTGAAAACTTCTGTCTGATCAAGAGAAGAATCAAAGGCATCCACAGCACTTCCGGCAATGTCTGCTATCGTACTTCCCGCCAGACTGAAGGAAGATACCCTCAGATCAAGGTTCCCGGTCTCCGGATCGTAGCTGATGTAATTCGTTGAATCACCGAAATGCACTTCACCGGTGTCGAGGTTGATATAATTGTTTCCAGTGCTGTCAGACAGGATCCCGAAAACGCCGACGCCTGCGTTGATCCCGTTCGCCGTGATAGCTGTTGTCCAATCCCATGCCTGACCGTCAGCTGTCCGCTCTTTGCTGATGCTGATGCCCTGCGTCCCGATGCCGGTGGCGCCGTACATATCCGATGTGCTGTCAAGGTTTTCAAACAGGATCGCCAGAACATCCTGCCTCTCAGCTATGTTGTACTGCGCCCGGAGCTGTGCTTTGGAGCCGTCAACAAATCCCTGGATCTGATCCGCCACAATGCTTCCGTCCCCGCGGATCGCGCTGTTTACGCGGTCGACCAGACCACTCATCTGCCTTGCATAGCTCTCCTGATAGTCTCCTATGGTAAGCTGACTTACTCGCTCCCTGATGCAGTCCCATGTCATTGATACAACACGCGCCATAGATGTAATATCAAGCTTGTAGTGTCTGCATCTGACGGTATCGCCTAGCTTGATGTTTTCCAGTGTCTTGTATGACTCGTAAAACACTGTGAATATTTCGTCGTCCAGAGTATCGAGGATTTCGCCGTCCGTGGTATCGGTAAGCGGTTCCGTCATCTTCAGGCGCTGTCCGGAGATCGCCGCTATGTCAATGTCCATGGAAACTTTCGGGATATCACATCCTGTTGCAAACTCGGCCTGCGCCGCCGCGAGGAGTGCAGCATCAAGCTCCATCTGGTCATCACAGATGATATCGTTGTCCTGTGCGTCGCCATTCAGGTCAGAAGCAAGCTTGATGTGTTCATACCGGATTTCCTTTGTGTAGACGGTTGGATAATCGTTGATGCGGCTGGAGTCAACATAGTTCCCTGTCATCATGTGACCGTTAAAGGATACCGGCACGATCCTCGTTATCATTTCCGATGTATCTACAGTGTACTGGCTCCCCTCAATGTTCAGGCCATACCGTGCCTCGGCTCCGTAATCACCGCCCACTCTGTCGTTGATGATGACGGTGTAGTTGTCGAAAAGGACCTCTCCGCCCCACCTGCCGAGGAATGTCGGAGACTCGTTCCCCATGATCGCCGACAGAAGATTCCGCCTGACAAAGTATGCTGTATTTCCTGCAGCAATGTTGGAACTGCCAGAATAAGGACTTCCCTCTGTCATGATGTCGAGCGCCTGCTGTCCTGTCTTTCCAGTCGGCCTGCAGTCAAGCAGGAAGCAGTCCTTTGCGGAATCGTAGAATATAGGATAGGCAGTCGCTGTCACACCGTCTTCCGTCTTTGTGACTCTTGATATCCTGTATAACTGATCATCATCCTGCCATGTCGGAACCTTCAGGACTGCGTTCTCTGTGATCAGTTTCCATCTGCCCTCTCTGTCAATCGGATGGTCCAGCCTCAGCGACCATGTACCGTTAAGCTCTGCTGTGACATCGCAGACCGTACACATCAGGACAGCGTCACCATTGCGTGTAAATGTCTCGTTGCCCGGAGTATAGATTTGTATCATTACAAACACCTCCATTGCGGCATGAATTCACAGCTGAATCCCGATGTGATCGACATTGTGTTCTGCCCTGGTATCAGCCAGAGGTCCTGATAATCTCCTGTGACGGATGTATTGACAAAGGAGCCGGTCGAGGAGCTGTAAGAGTAAAACTTATCACTGTCCACAGTAACGCTCCCATTGATGTCCAGCACGAAGTCATGACCATTGACCGTCAATGTACACTGCCCGTGTCCTGCAATCCTGTAGATTGGATGGCAGGTATCATAGTCGTTGTCTACTGTCGCCGACAGCTGCACGTAAGCATCACCGCTGTTCAAATAGGTGTATCCCTCGCACACGAATTCTGCTTTTATCACTCCGATCGTCCGTGCTATACGTTCAGTGGATGTGATCGCAGTGGATAGTACTCTGTAATGCACGTCCTCGTCATCGGAAAACCGCAGCTCCCCGTCACCCTGGGAGAGGATCCAGTGTTTTACCTTGCGATACTGTTCGCCCCATTTTGATTTGTCACGTTCCAGGAACGAAAAGGTCACTGGAATCACGATATCGGAGTAGATGTAGTCTGTATCGTAATATGCGGCGTCCCTCCCCGGTATCTTAATGACTGATGTATCCCTTTTCGGTGCCGGTATGGACGGACGGCTGGAAGCATGACATCCCACCGCCTTATCAGTGATCCCGTTGTATCTTACTGTATAGCTCATGCTCCCACCCCCGTTCTTATGTCTCTCATCTGGCCGCTCAGGCCTTCAGAGGCTGTTCTGACAATGTAGCCCTTGAATTCCTTATTTCCGATCATCACGGAAATATTCGGTGCCTGCGGATTCTGCAGGGATTCCGCAAAACTCTGCAGTGTGGAAATTCCCTGACTCAACTGCCTCATGGCGCTGGCAGTGTCGGCTGTTTCCACGCGCATATTGCTGATACGGTTCATCTGTTCCGCACCCGCGTAATTGATTTTACTGGTAAGGTCGGTATAATAATCACTGCCAGTCAGTTCGTCCTCTGCCGCTTCCTTTGCCGCTCTGGCGGACTGTCTCGCGGCGTTCTCAACAAGAGCACGATTCTTTTCAAAGCCACTTGCCATGCCTTCGTCTGAGAATTCGCCGACCTTCGCAAACTCTTTCGATGGCGACCTGATGCCCAGAGCGTTCTTCGCCGCAACCAGCGAATTCCATGCCAGATTCCACGCGGCCTCAATCGCTACGGACTGTTTGTTCCAGATGCCCTGTGCGAGACCGTAGGCCATTGACTCACCAGCACCAATGAAAGTATTTATGTGGTAAGTCTGCGCATTCCGTGCCGCCGCGCCCATGTTGTCAGATGCTCTCCAGACTTCCATGCTCCCGCGGACGATGCCGAACCGGAGATTGTCTGCCATCGCCTGACCGACATAGGAAAACTGATTTGCGTAACTGTCACCTGTCTGTTTCGCGGCACTGAGCACTTCCGCTATCTTACTGGACGGGAAATCGCTCCGTTCCGACATTCCTCTTGCAAGATATGTCATTATGGCCTGACCGGCACGCTCAAAGTCAGCAGTCTTTGCAATCGCGGCGTTTTTTGCGGCTTCCATGACATCGTTGAGTTTGTTTGCCGGGAAGTCGGCTCTTTCCGACATACCCCTTGTGAGGTACGTCATGGCGACCTGACCGACACGCTCGAATTTTTGCGTGGCCACTTCTGCCGCCTGATGTGCCGCATCTACGACAGCTCCGGATGCCTGAGAGACCGCTGCGCTCTGCCCTTCCAGACCTGCCTTTTCCTTCTGGCCTGCCTGTTTACCTGCTTCCTCGAATTCGCCGGTGGAATTCTTTGCAGCGTTCGCGGCGTCAATATTGCTGTCTTTTACGGTCTTTTCAAACTCTTCCTGTGTGCCTTTGTAACCGTTCTTTACAGCTTCAGCGTATGCTTTACCAGTGGAAGAATAACTCGCAAGCGTTTCAGCGCTTTCTGTGATTTCAAGACCGCGCTCATATTCCGTGGCGACTCTCTCAAACTCACCTGTCTGGCTCTCCGCCGCATCAACAAGAGCCTGGACGGCCTCCATGGTCTTCTCCGGACCTTCTGCAAGAATCTGGTCATAGAGCGCCTGCGGCATATCCTTACCGGCACGCTCTCCCAGTTTCTTCATGTTTTCCACCCATTTTTCGAGCTTTTGGTTGCGCTCTGTCAGGGTGTTTATCATGTTGTCGATCGCTCTTGTACCTTCTTCTCCTGAAGTGTTAAGAGCCGTGACATACCCGCGCATGGAGTCAGCAAGTTTTTCTACAAGGTCGTCGTATGCGTCGATGATTTTCTGTGTTTCTTCCGTACGCTTCTGGCACCAGTCAGCAAAAGCAGTATTGGAAAGCCCCAATTCCTGCTGCAGTTCCGAAAGACCTTCGTCCGTGACGTTGAACATTTCCTGAAAACCGGCAATGGCTTCTTCCTGCTTGTCAGTCAGTTCTTCAGTCGATTCAGCAAGACCGTCCAAACCGTCAGACGCACCTTCTGCGGCTTCACCTTCTGCGTCTAAGCCTTCGACGGATTGTTCCAGTGTCTGCTGATTGTCTTTTTCCGCGTTGATGACATCGCCGAGTTTGTCTTTCTTTTCCTGCAGGCGTGCCGCTGTGGTTTCCAGATGCCCCGCAGATTCCTGTTCAAGCCTGTTTGCTTTTTCCAGTTCTGTTTCTGCATCTTTCACCTTGCCGGTCTGCAAATCGATTGCGTCAGAAAGCAGCTTGTACTGGTCGATTTCGTTCGCGCTCAGTGCATTACGTTGTTCCACCAGGTCATTGAGTTTTTCCTTTGCTTCTGATAATGCTGATTCGGCTTCTACGGCATTTGCCGCTGCCTGTCCCCATGCCGTATACAGTTCCTGTATCGCAGACTCCAGCGCCTGATACATCGCCACTTCTTTGGCGGTATCAAACCACTTTTCAAGCTCTTCCTTGCTTGCAGTCAGTTCACCGGTCTGTGAATTCCAGGCTTCTGCCAGACCTTCCACGGATGTCCCCATCGTCTCAATCATTGCGTTGATTTTTGACTTTGTGAAAGCATCTGTGATTACATATGTCTGCCTGACGGAATCCTCGACACGTCCAAACTCTGTCGTGATCGTGTTCAGGTCGATCTGTCCGGACTGGAGTTTTTCCACTTCCGTTTCAAAACTCTGGACTGATCCCGTTGTGGCGTCGAAGCAGGTGATGATTGCCTTCGTACCGTTCTCGATTCCGAGCCCTTCCACGGGGATCTCAATGTTCCCGAAGTCTCCTATCTTGACGGCAACCTCATCGATTTTTTGACCAACATCGTCGAAGTATTCTATTACAGCGGTCTCTTCGCCTTCTACACTGGCCGTGTCGATGCCATGTTCCGCAAAGGTCTTGAGCCTTTGTTCTACACCCTCGACTGCAGTTGTGATGTAGCCGATATTCTCTGTAATCGTGCCGACAGAAGATGTAATCCCATCTGTGTGAAATTTCAGTTCCGCGCCATCCACTGTGGTTTCAAGACCTGCGACTTTTTCCCCTGCATCGTTAAAGCAGGTTATCACGACATTGGTTCCTGTTTCCACGTTTGCAGTGTTTATCGTGGCGTTTCCAAACTCATCCAGAGCGCCCCTCGTCTCGCCTATTTTTGCGCCGTCTTTATCAAAATATTGCGCAACAAGCGTTGTTCCCGCCTTGATGGTTCCGGTCTTGATTCCATCCTTGCCGAACATTTTGATAATATCTTCTGTGGTAGTGGCGCTTTCCCCGAGCGGCTTAAAACCTTCTTCTATCGTTCTTCCGGTAGTATCTACAATCCTGTAGTATCCATCGCCGAGGTCAATCTTGTTGAACTGTCCGCACTTATCGAGGATGTCTGAAAACTCCTGCTTGTAGACTTCCATCTCAGCAACTTTGTTTTCAGCTGTCGTGACAGTCTGCTGTGCGTGCTGGATGGACTTCTCTACTTCCTCATTGGACTTCTTAACGCTGTCAATGAAGGACTCCAGTTCCGTCTTCTGTGGAGTGAGCAAGTCTGTAATACCGTTGATAAATCCGGTTGCAATCTCCACGACACTCTGGAGTGGACCAGAGAAATAATTGTACAGTGCGATCCCGAGGCCTTCCACGGCAGAGTTAAACAGTGCAATCTTCCCCTGCAGGTTGTCGTTCATGGTGTCGGCCATTCTGGAGGCCGCACCCTCGCTGTTATAGATGGCACTGGTCAGATTATCGAAATCACTGTCACTGGAGTTGATTACCGCCAGCCAGCCGGACATTGCGTTCTTTCCGAAAATCGCCGCCACTGCAGCCGCCTGTTCGGATTCCGACAGACCGCCCAGCCTGTCCTTCAGGTGCAGCATCAGGTCGTGGAAGGTAAGCATCTTTCCGTCAGTGTCTGTGACGGATATGCCGTATTTTTCCATGGCGTCACTCGCCTGTTTGGACGGCTTCACAAGGTTTGTAAGACCGGCTCTCAGCGATGTACCGGCCTGACTTGCCTTGATACCGGCATTTGCCATGAGGCCGATTGCAAGCGAGGTATCTTCCATGGAATATCCCAGAGCACCGGCAACAGGAGCGGCATACTTGAAGGTCTCGCCCATCATGGCAACATTGGTATTCGCGTTGGAGCTTGCCGCCGCCATGATGTCTGCCAGCCGTCCGGATTCCCCTGCTTCACGTCCGAACGCTGTCAGGGCATCTGTCACAATATCCGAAGTCGTTCCGAGGTCTTCCCCCGATGCCGCCGCGAGTGCCATGATTCCGTCAAGGCCGGCAACCATGTCTTTGGTTTTCCAACCGGCCATTGCCATATACTCAAGCGCTTCTCCCGCCTGAGACGCCGTAAACATCGTTGTACGACCCATTTCAGACGCTTTAGCCGCAAGCTGTTCTGCTTCTGCTGCAGATGTGTTGGCAATGGCCTGAACCTTAGACATCTGCGCTTCAAAGCTGCTGCCTACCTGTACAACGTACTTTGCGGCGTCGATTGCTTTTTTACCGAGCGCCTGCAATGCGTCACCGGCAAGGTCGACGACTTTATTCTTTATCATGTCCCCGAGGGACACGGAAAGCTTGCTGGACTCGCTTGCGGCCTTCCCGGCATCCTCTGCAAAATCTCGGTAATCATCACTGGCATCGTCCGCGGCGTTCCCGGCCTTGAGCATTGCCTGTTCGTTTTCACGCAGTTCCGCATCGCATGTTCTCAGTGCGCTCTCAGCGTTCCTGATTTCGCCTGTCCAGGTGTTCGTCCTGGTCTTCGCGGTATTGACCACGGATGTCTGGCGGTCGACAGCATCCTTTAAGGCGTCAACCCGTTCCTGCTGTTTTTTGAAGGCTTCAGAGTTTTCGCCAGTCTCTTTTCTGAGGCGTTCCGCCTCTTCTTTTGCTTCCTTGTATTCCTTTTCGAGGTCGTTAAGTTTAGTCTTCTGTTTGTCGTACTGTTCGTTGGCATTCTGCAGACCTCGTTTCGCCGCATCGAGCTGATCTGTCAATGCCTTCTGTTTGCTCCGCAGAGCTTCTTGTTTCGCTGTGTAATCCTGCAGCGTCCCCTTGCCTGATTTTATCGTATCGTCAAGCGTCTTCAGGCTATCTTTGTACAGCTTGACTTCGTCCTTGCAGGCTTTTAACGCCTGCTTAAACTCTCTTTCGCCGTCGAGAGCTATTTTTACTCCTATTTTCGCAGCCATTAAAGCCCTCCTAACGCAAAAAGGGAGTGAAAATGCAAGCTAAACTCTTACACTTTCACCCCCTTTAAATCACGGCAGATCGTCGATGTCTGCCACCTTGTCTTTTTTCTTTAGTCCGTTATCGTCCAAGTACTCTGTCCACAGACAGTAAAACTCCTTCGGCGTCATGTAGAGCATGTCTCTTTTACTACATCCGAGGTAGCGCATTCCTCTGTATATATCCCGTGCAACATTCATCGGTTCCGGTGTTGCACGGTTCAGGCGTTTTTTTCATCATCCTCATCGACCTGAGGATTGCTTTCATTCCATGACGCAATTATGGCCTGTACTATCTGCTCATCGTTGTATTTGTCTACGAGAAATCCAAGCTGTTTTCTGGTGTACGTCTTCAGGTCGCACTTTCCATCAAAGTATTTCTTCCGCTCGACTTCCGTGTTCAGAAGAGTTTCCAGCAGGAAAAGCACGCTTTTCGCAGTATAGTGTTTGACATCCGTCCCGCCGACGTTGGAAACGCCAAACATGCTTTCCAGTGCCGCAATGGGATGAGCGCCGTACTGATCCTGTACTGCGTCAATGACTGCATAGTCCCAGTAAAGGTTACGCTCCTCACCGTTAAAGATGAGGCGCGCCCCTTTGGTCTGAATATCACTCATATATCATCACCCTGTATCAGGCCGAAATTCCGGCAAGGTCGTCGATCCAGGCTTTTGCCAGCGCTTCAGTATCGAACACTTTCCTCTTCTTCCAGTTTCCGTCTTCCGGAATAAGGATCTCGCCTTCCACGGAAACATGGTTGAAAGTGATGGTCTCCTGCTTCGTGGAGTTGTCATCGTTCGGTTCGTGGAACTTGACAAGGCTGTACCATTTGCCTACCCACTTACTGCCGGACTTTCCGACAGCACCGACGCCAATAAACGGCGCTACGTCATCGGCATTGTAGGTGATCTCGCCTGCATTGTCTCCGGACTCTGCTTTTTCGTGACCAAGCAGGAAGGTGTAGATGTCATCCTCATCACGGTTGAGCTCTACTGTCAGAGTACCGCCAGTGATACCGGACTCTTCGTCCACCGCCCTGTCATCGCCCCAGTCTTTCTGGCTGTTTACGTTCATCGCGCCGTTGAATCCGGCAACAGGAGAAATCCACTTGCCGTTAGAATAGCTG